TTGAATGGTGTCAAATAATCAACTGGAATATTTTTTGGAGTTGGTTTTAAAGCATCTCTAAGAAGCTTATCAGTCGCATGAACTTTTCCATAACGATATTTATACTCATCACACAAAGCAATGAAGTGAATATAATGCCAATTATAATTATTGTTTGATTCCATAGTCCATACTGTACATGGGTGGTACATATGAACTGCTTTGTAAAGAATAGATTCCATCTTTTCATTGGGATGTACCCAATACTTACCGTTTGTTTTACCAGACTTAGATGGTCGTCTGGTTTCATTACCATCCAACATACGATGAGCTGTTGATAGCATTTGACCTGATTCAACAATCATTTTAACTACGTGCTTATCACATTGCAGTTGAGCTGCTTTGACTGGATCTTTATCAAGTATGAACAAATTCATGGATACATCCTCACTTTCATATACTATTATTATAACACAGTCCAGTGAGGATGTACACAACTTTATGCTGCTAAAATTTCTTCTAGTTCCTCTATTCTAGATTTCATATAATCGTGCTTCTTTTGAAGTGTGTAAGCCTTCTCGCCATTACCCCGTTTTTCTTGTCGTTTTATAAAAAAGTCCATCTCCCTACAGTCTCGTTTTAATCTCTCAATTTGTGAGCCATTCATCGTACATTCCTCTGTATAGTTAATTCTTTTGGAATTTTTTCGGGTATGAATAGTTGAGCCTCCTATGTAGTTAAACAATAAAAAAGGGACCTGCCACGGAGTGTAGCATGATCCCTTTACCGATTATGAGTGAAACATTAATAATATACTCATACAGTTATTTATAATTTTTTTATTCTCGAATCAACCCTGGAAATGCTTCTTGTACTAATTTTTTAGTGATGCCTGAATAGTGAGCAGAATTATTAGATTTAATCAAACGCTTATCTTTCATTAGAACTAACAGTTCTCCTTCTTTAGGATGAATAGTTTCCAATATACCAATAAACATTTTCTCCCGTTTGGCAGGATGCATGTTTTCACCTGGTCCACCTTTTACAAAGTACTTAAATCGCTTTGTTTGATTATAAAGCGAATTACGAGAAAAGCCAACACGTTCTGGATCGTCGTGTGGTGGTTTACCTTCTGGAAGAATAAATGTAATGGTATCATCCATCCCACCTCGAAGAATATCACGCAATGCTAGGTGATTATTCTCTTGAAGAATTTTAATTTTTTCTTCTTTTGAACTTGCTTCTGCAGCTTTTTCAAGAACTTCATGAATCATCAATTTCATTAAGTAAATTCCTCTACACTCTCAATTAATAGTTTACAACGCTTCTTAATAAGGTAATTAAGCACTTTAGATTTATGTGTTACCTTTTGATTGTCAAATCTATTTATAATAGCATCTTTTAGATTTTGTGGAGTTTCAGATAAATCAATCATCTTCTTATTTCGGCAATAGTTACGATAGTGTTCTGTTTCCATTACACCTTGAAGATTTTCAGCATTTTCAAAGTACATATCCATCTTTTTCTTTGTCATTGGAGATTGTCGAATTCCATCAACAAAAGTATTATCAGGGCTGAATATATTAGGAACACCATCACTGGAATCACCTTTAAGAATCTGATCAAACAGATATCTACGTGGATTAGGATCTTGAATAAACTTTTTAGTCATTGGTGAAAACTGACGTACGTTATTATATTTCTGCAATTGAATAAAATCTTTATCAGCAGAAATAATCATAACATCATCATGCTGGCCAAACTCTTGAGTGTTTTCTACAAGAGTACCAATAATGTCATCAGCTTCACAACCATCAATTTTAAGAGTTTTATATGGTAGATTATCACCAATTTCTTCAAACACTAGATTAATGATGCGAAAGATTTCACCCCAGTCAAGAGATGATTCTTCCCGTCCATCACGACGCTTAAACTTATATTGTGGAAATGCTTCCCGNCGCCAATTAGAAGAGTCAGTGGCAATAACCATTTGACCATATTCTTTACGGAACTTCTTATTGTACATACGAATAGAATTCAGAATCATATGCCGAATCATATCTTCTTGTACATCTAGCTTTTGTGTGATAATATTTGCAATAGCAATTGCGTTATAGTCGATAATAATCATGTCACTTCTCTCATTTATTTAGTATATTATACCATACTATTCATCATCTGTAAACACTTCATTGCGTTTTCTGTCATTTATTTCTTTTACGTATTTAATAACGTCATGGATTTCATCCATTGGTTCTTGCAAGAAATGAGCTTCTCCATCAACCCGATACATCATGGCAACAATCATATTCATAATGACTCCCATGTCATGAAGCATTACTGTATCTTTTAGTGGATGATAACCATTGGTAGCTAAAGCTTGTGCTATTCCATCCATAGCTTCTGAAGCAATTGATTCATAATGAACTCTAGCTACTTCCATAGCTTCAATAGAATTTCTTTTATTTTTATTTGCTGCTTTTGTTTTTGGAAATTGAACGACGTTATTCATTATTCTTACTTCCTTTAACGTGCTTTGAATGTATTTTACAACCAATAAACTCGTTGTAATATTCATCACTAAAGAGTACTTCTCTCTCAAATTGTTCTTTAGCTTCTAAATAAGACATTAAGCCTTTAGTACTACATAAGTGTAATATTTCACGTTTGAAATTATTGCGTCCTTGTGATTCTACAAGTAGTTTTACCTGTTCACTTGACCCAAAATAGTCTTGCCAATCTGATTCTTTTTTGACCGTACGCTTTCTTGTTTTACCCTTTAAAGGAGGTAGTCTACGTATTGACCAAAAATTCTTTTTACCGACATATTTTTTATTATTTGAAAGGTCAGTTATAAGATATACAAATCCAACATATTCTTCTATTTGGTTTGATTCAAACAACTGACCTTTGTAAGTCCACTGATCCATAAGTTAACCATATTATTGCTATATGGTATATTTATAGACTAATCGTAGCTATCATCTTCATCAGACCAACTATCATAATTGTCATTACTAAAGTCTAGTTCGTCCGTAGTTTCAAATCCACAGAATGGACAGAATGAAGCAATGATACCATCCTCTTCTGCTTCAGTTGATTTAACTTCATACTCAATATCGCAATCCTGACACACTGCTTTGGTCATTTGCCGTTCCTCTTATTGACTAAAATTGATATATCTATATGATTTAAAGACTCATACCTTTAAAGGTATTTTCATCTACGTCTTGTTTTACACCACCAATTACATATGAACTAATCTCAGTTTCTTGTGGTGCAACCTGAACATTACCTCCACCGATCCATTTTTCGGTCCAAGGTAGTGGGTTAGCTTGTGGCACTGAATATGGAGATGCCACATTAATTGCTTTCATGCGTTTATTTGCAATCCATTCAATGTAATCATACAATAGTCTAGCATTCAAACCAATCATTGAGCCATCTTTAAAGAGATAATCAGCCCACTGCTTTTCCTGATCTACAGCATCAACAAACATTTGTACAACTTCGGCTTCGCACTCTTCTTTAATTTTTGCAAAATCTGGATCGTCTTTTATGAGTACTTTAATCATGAATGAAGATGCCGCAAGGTGAGTATTTTCATCACGAGCAATAAACTTAATAATCTTAGCATTGCCTTCCATCTTTTTCAATTCAGCAAATGCCCATGAACATGCAAATGATACATAGAACCTTACACCTTCAAGAATGTTAATTGAATTAAGCGCTAACCAAAGTTTCTTTTTCACGTCGTACATATCAACGACAACTTCAGTTCCTTCTGACATTCCCTTTTGAGCGATGTTGAATGTACCTTCACCTAGTAGATTATACCATGAATTTGCTTCAATACATTCGTCATAATAGCGAGAAATATCTGTAGCACAATCTGCAATTTCTTGAATATCAAGCATTTCATCAAATACCTTTGATGGATTGGCATACACATTACGAATAATATGTGTATAAGAACGCGAATGGATTGTTTCCATAAATGTCCAAGCCATAACTAATGGTTCAAGCTCAGGCAAAGATGCTACAGGCAATAGTGTTTCAACGGGACCACGACCTTGAACAGAATCAAGTAGAATTTGTCGTTTTAAGTTAGATGTAAAGATATGTTGCTCATGCGGGGTAAGTGCACGAAAGTCTGCTTTATCTTTCGATACATCAATTTCTTCTGGCCTCCAAAAGAAGCCAAGTTGCTTGTCAGTAATCTTATCAAGTTCTGGATACTTTACTTGATCATATCGAGCAATGTCAATACCTTCGTCGTAAAACATCGTTGATTCTAGATGCGATTTTGTTTTTTGTTTAAATACAGATGCCATTTATTCCTCTATCTCTGCTAATGCTATCATTATAACATATATTGTACTTATTGTACATACTAAATTTTACAAGATTCGCAATCTTCATCATCTACCATTTCTGTTGGAAGATCTTTTATTTCAGGACTATCATTCCATTCTCCGGCTCCATCAAATGTATTGTTGTAATACATTTGCTTTCCACCAAACTTATAGAACGTAATCATATCTGTAATTAAACGAGACATTGGTACTTTACTATCTTCAAAGAATTCAGGATTATACGATGTATTTACTGAAATGCCTTGATCGATATATTTTTGCAATATAGCACAAATCTTAAGGTATCCATCAGGTGATTTTTGATTCCACAATAGATCATACTTATTTTTCAAGTGATGATAACCAGGAACAACTTGAGCCATAACACCATCTTTTGATTGCTTATAAGATACTAAAGCACGAGGTGGTTCAATACCATTTGTTGAATTAGAAATTTGAGCTGAAGTTTCGGCNGGCATAAGAGCCATCAACGTAGAGTTACGAATACCCGTATCTTTCAATTGCTCACGTAAACTATTCCAATCCATACGCTCTTCAGGAGAAACCAAAGTATCTACTTCTTTCTTGTAAGTATCAATTGGTAGAATCCCTTGAGAATATTTAGTTTCGTTGTTCTTTGGAATAGTCCCTTTTTCTGCAGCAAGGTCTGCAGAAGCTTTGATTAGATAATAGCTCCAAGCTTCGGCATAACGATCTACTTCTGCTAATGCGCTATCATCATATTTCAATCCACGCTTAGCAAGGAAGTACGCAAGGTTAATAATACCAACTCCAAGAGGACGACGATCCATAGTAGAACGTTGAGCAGCTGGTACCGGATAGTTTTGATAATCAAGCAAAGCGTCTAATGATCTAACAGCAAGTGTGCAATACTTTTCAAACTCTTTAGGATCATTGATTAGTCCCCAGTTAATAGCTGAAAGAGTACACAGTGAAATTTCTCCCTCAGTATCATCTGAAGAACTTAAAGGTTTTGTTGGTAGATCTATTTCAGCACAAAGATTTGATTGACGAATAGGAGCAAGATCTGGTAAAAATGAACCATGCTCATTAGCGTGATCTACATTTTGTAAATAGATCCGGCCAGTATCTTTACGTTCAGTCAAGAATTGAGAAAAGACTTCCATTGCAGTAAGTGTTTTCTTACGAATAGAAGTTTTACGTTCATACATTTCATAAAGTTCTTTAAACTTATCTTGATCAGAATAAAAAGCATCATACAAATCTGGCACTTCGTCTGGTGAGAAGAAGGTAATATTACCACCAGTCAAAAGACGCTCATACATTAACTTATTAAATTGAAACGCGTAGTCCATTTGACGAACTCGAGTTTCTTCTGTACCTTTATTGTTTTTCAATACAACAAGATCTTCAAACTCATAGTGCCATACTGGAAGATACACAGTTGCAGCACCACCACGAACACCACCCTGTGAACATGATTTTACCGCAGCCTGAAAGTACTTAAGGAATGGAATAAGACCAGTATGAACAATAGAACCGTCATTAATTTTAGAACCAATAGCACGAATACTACCAGCACCAATACCAATACCGGCTTTCTTTGAAATGTATCTTACAATAGAAGTTGAAGTTGCATTAATAGAATCAAGGCTATCGCCGGACTCAATAAGGACACAAGAGCTAAATTGCCGCGTTGGAGTCCTAAGGCCAGCCATAATAGGAGTAGGCAAAGAAATAAAGAATTGAGAAACAGCATCATAAAAATCTTTCACCCATTTTATACGAGTATCTTTTGGATAATCAGCAAACAAAGTAGCACCAATTAGCATATAAGCTATTTGTGGTGTTTCATAAATTGTTTTAGTTCCTCGGTCTTGTACTAAATATTTACCGCGAAACTGTTCCATTGCAACATAAGTAAAGTTGTCATCACGGCCATGATTAATTAGAGTATCTAAAATATTAATTTCGTCTTCATTATATTTTTTAAGAATATCTGCATCGTATACTTTGCGATCAACATTAGCTTTAATAAGATCTAAAAGAGAAGAAGGTTCATATTGACCATATACTTCTTTGCGTAATTTATAGTTAACCAAACGTGCAGCGACGTATTGGTAATTTGGTGTATTTTCTGAAATTAATTCAGCTGCAGATTTAATCAACAACTCATGAATAGAATAAGCCGGGATTTTATCATATAATTGAATATTAGCTTTTAGTTCAATTTCTGAAATTGAAACTCCAGTAATACCAATAGTCGCCCATTCAAGTACTTTATGGACTTTTTCAAGATCAAATGGTTCTTTACGGCCATCTCTTTTAGTTATTAGAATTGGTTGATTCATTAATCGCTCCGTTGCTTCAGAGAAAAGTTTTCTATGACCAATTTCGAACAAATTGATCTATGCTATTCTTTACTTTGTGGGTCTATTATATATCAGATTACGAGTTTTGTAAACCGCTATTCTGGGTTATCTTGCAAATTATTTTTATCTGCTGTAGCCTCTGAAGCTTCGGAGATTGCGGTTTCGTAATAGACAATAAGTTGGGATTGTTGGTTTATAAATCTGCGAATATCTTGAATATTAACAGCCAATCTTTCATAATCTCGTACTGGCATTGCAATGAATACCACTTCACCATAATCTTTTCTAAAATCTTCAATAAATTGATCTAGATTTTCTTCAGTAACTACTTGAAAGTTTACGTCAGCCATATTAACCGGTTTTGGTCTTGGCTGAATTAAAATATTAGGAGCAACGTATTCAGTTACTGTTTGAATACGCGGTTCAGTATTGAAGGTACTACAACCACTAATTAGGAATGCTGGGAGGAGTAGCGCCAGAGTCAATTTCGATTTGGTCGAAAACATCTTTAGTTCCATTATTAATTCTCGTCTCAATAAGTCCTGGCTTACGTAAAGCCAATCTAGTTAAATCATGATCAGATAAAGTAGCCCTAATCTGATCTAGGCCTTGTTCGGCTTCTCTAAGATTAGCCTGTAGTTCATTATTCAATTCTTGTTGGCGAGCAGCATCTTCTCTCAAACGACCAATAGTTGCTTCATTAGTTTTTACGGCTTGATCTAAGATTTGCTTTTCAGCAACAAGTTGTTCAAGTTTTGCTTGGGTAGAGTCATAGTAGTATTTAGCACCAAATGCAACTCCTCCAAGCAATCCTAATACTATAATTATACCATAGATTTTAAGCATAGTAAACCATTATTTTTTATTTTTACGTTCTAACATAGCATTAATAAATGTTAGACCTTGAGATCTTCTAAACATAGAGTCAGTATCTTCTTTTCTACGTTTATCGCGCTTTTTGAATAGAATCTGATCTGCTGATGGAGTAAGATCAATGCCTCCACCTGATACTGCATTTGCAGCTGTCTCTCTAATGTCTTTAAAGGATTTCATCGGATAATTTCTCCGGGATTTACTAGAATTTCTTGCTTAGTTTTTAGATGTAATACTTTGTATATTGGAGTACCTAACATATGTCCAACTGGACTTGCGTCTTCAAATACTCTAATTTTTGTACCTTGAAGAGCAATAGGTTCACCGGTCTTAGGTGATACAGTATCATGAATTAGTGTATAGACACCAGGTTGCAATTGCTCACCAATCATACACCAAGTTGATTCAAACAAAGTATCGTCAAAATCNATTTCCATTTTTTTCAAAACATCAACGATCTCTTCTTCGGTCATACCAGTTTCTTCTTTAATTAAAAAGAGAGCAGTAGCCCAAGAAGCTAATTTGGTTTTACCGAATGGTAGTTTACTTAAAAGTCTTTTAATATTGAATACAAGGCGATGAAAAACTGTATACGCTGATTTCTCTTCAGAAGTAGATAATTGACTAGTCTTTTTTAATACTTTGCCATTATCATCAACAATACCTAAGTTGAAAGCATCAGTTTTTTCCCAAGGCGTGACCAGCAGCTTAATAAACCTATAAGCATAAAATAAGTCAGCCGTTCTTGAAATAACACCCATTAGATTTTCCTAAGTCTTTCTATTATTAATGGATCTAAAGGTACATCCATTTTTTCGGTATCTTTAATATAATGTAAGTAAATGAGCATTGGTTTAATAACCGGCCAATGCTCTTTATTTACTTTATACCA